CTCGTTTCTCTTGTCACAGTCAACCATAACAATCATGGCCAACGCACAACCCGAGCGTTTCCCAACTTCGGCTGCCAGTCCGTTAACTGGCGCACTCGCCGACCCCTCCGGGGGTCAGATCCAGGCCGCTAACCAGTACCGCCGCTACCGTGCGGGGGTTTTTGGCAGCGTCCTGGAACACGGGTCTCCGACCCACAAAGCCCGGTCCATCTTCTACGAGGTGGGCCGGCGCTACAACACTGGCGGGGAGGCTCTCGCCCCCCCGCCTGAGGCGGCAATCCCCTTGGACTGCAGCATCGACATTAATCCGTCGGAAGCTGCCAGTTTCGAGGGCCTCGCCCGCCGATATTCCAACTTCAGCCCCCAGTGGGTGAAGATGGACCTTGCCGGGATGGTCGAACGACTTGCCCGCGGTGTTGCCGTCTCCACGGTGTATGGGGACACCAACGCCACCGCCCTGCGCGGCGGGCGTCCTGTGCGCATTGTCGCTCTGGGCACCCTCGACTCCCCCCAGACGGCTTCGATTTCGAGCGTCTTCATCCCGAGGACCGTCGATACCGTCGGCAACGACGCTGTCTTCGCCGTGCTTGCGGCTGCGGCCAACGGATGCGGGGCCAGCGTCACCACGGACGTCTTGCGGTTGGACGCGAATACCAACCAGCCCATCGTACCGAACGTCGCGGGCAGTGCGTTCGTCGGCGCTTGCGTCGAGGCTCTCCGCGTACTCGGCGCGAACATGGAGGCGTCCGGTGGCGGCGACATCTTCGCGTACGCCGTCACGCGGGGTATACACTCCGTCGTTAGTGTTGTCTCACACACGGACGAGGGGGGCTTCATGCGCAACTTGTTGCGTGAGGACACCTTCCGCGTCCCGTACGGCGGTGTGAACCAGGCTCTCCGCCATTACCCCGCGCTCCCCGCTCTGGCCGCTACATCGCCCAGCGCTCAGGCCGCGTGGGTCGACGCCATCGCCCTCAAGACGGCGGCGGCTGTTGCCCACTGCGACCCGCTTGTGCCCGGCCGTGGTGGCTGGTACCCGTCGGTCTTCACGGCTGCCCGCGGTACGCTGGAGCCGCCAGGTACTGAGGAGGACGGGGTCACCGACGCTGACGCCCGGTCGATTGGAAGCCAGATCGCGAACGACCTTGGTCGTTTCGGGCCCTTGTACATACGGGCCCTGACGCATCTATTCGGGCTCACGTCGAACTCAGGTGTCGCCGAGAGTCACTTCTGTACAGCTGGGGCTAAAGCTCTAGCCCAGGCAGGGGCGGTCGACCGGCACTTGTTGCACAAGACGGTGGCCCCGTACTTCTGGATCGAGCCCACGTCCCTACTCGCGATCAACGAGTTCGGAACCTTGGCCGAGACGGAGGGGTACGGGGCCAAAGTGTCGGTGGGACACGAGCAGGCGTACAGCTGTTTCGAGTCATTCCGTCTTCTTGAGAAGGGGTCAACCGCCAACAACATGACCGTCGCTTTCAAGATGCGCACCGCGAGGACCTCGGCCCTCGTGTCACTCATGGCGGCCGAGCCAGCCCCCCTCAACGAAATCAAGCTGTACCAGTTTGATGAGTCTTCGGTCACTCTACCAGGTGACCAGGGGCCGACGGTCGGAACGGTCGCCGCTAAACATGCGAACGCCGACCCCATTTCCAGCTACCTCTGGACCAGGGGTCAGTCCTGTTTTCCTGCCCCCGCTGAGTTTATCAACACACAGGGCACTTACGGCGCGAAGGTGTCCCTCGTGTCGTGGGACGACGACTGGAACGCAACGCTCCCAGACCTCCCCAACGACATAGAGATGGCCAGCGGGCGTGTCACATTCCGCGTCACTGTCCCTACCGGTGTGGCGATGGGTGCGTCTAATGCTGCCGACCGTCGCGCAAAGCGGGCGAGGTCTCGGGCTGCTATCGCGCTGGCCCAAGCTATAGTGCGGTCCCGCGCTTTCGGGCTGGCTGTGTCGCCGGCCATGGAGGTCAGCGACGTGCCCCCCGACCTCGGAGAGGGCGGGTCAACCTTCATGGACACCGAGCCTGCCAATACTAGAGGCTCGGGGGCGATCAACACTCGGCGGGCAGAGGGAGCGAACACGCGTGCAGTCGG